TTCAATTTTGTTTGTCGTGTGAGTATTTCAAGGATGAGACGATAAAGGCATTCAAGGTGGAAGACAAAAGTTTGCCCGAAACAAGTGGCAAGTATTGCGAGGAGTGTGGGTGTGTGTTATCGTATAAGTTAAGACAATCAATTCAACCGTGCGAAAAATGGCAAGAAAAAAAGTAATAGATGTATTGAGTGAAAATTGGTGTGTAGTGAGTGCATTAACAAGGGGGGGGATGCTACCTACAACCATTGTGAACTATTACATGATTTATAACACCTATAAATCGTATAAGGACGGCACACCGTCAGATAGAAAAACTTGGACGGCTGATTCCATGAGAATCTCCGAGAAGACAGTTTCTCGTGCTATTAAGGAAATGGAGAAAATCGTTGAAGTATGACGTTCTTTATAGCTATTACAACTTACTCAAGAATTGACTACTTAAAGCAGTTGATTAATTCCATTGTTGAATTTTCAGGGGAACATAATTACATCGTGGCAATCAATGATGATGGCAGTGAAGATGGCACAAGGGAATATTTGAAAGAATTAATAGACTACGAAAATATAAAATTCAAAGTCTTTTTCTCAAATCATAAAGGAGCATATTTTTCAGCCAATACATTATTTCATTTTGCGAAAACTTTAGACTTCGATTTAGGATTCAAATTGGATGATGATTTATATTTCATTCGTAAAGGTTGGGAGGAGCTATATTACAATGCTTATAAGCAATCGAGATTTTCGCACTTATCCCATTATTCCTTAGACTGGTCGGGAGAAAAGAAAATCCCACGAACAAATAAAAAATTAGTTAGCTATACAAACGTTTACAAAAGTCAGGGGGCGTTTTATACTTTCACAAAAGAAACATTGCAGAAAGTGGGTTATTTAGATAACGCTAATTTCGGCAAAAGAGGCGAGGGGCATAGGGATTGGAGTTTACGGGCTTGTCGGTTGGGAATGAATGAAAAAGACTTGTTTTGGGATGCTAAGTTTTCTTCAAATTACATTAAGTTACACCCGAAAAAGGGATATGTATTGACGCCTAATTACGACAAAGAATTAGAAATAGCGAAAAGAAACGCACTTAAAAAAGTTAAATTCCTAAAAGACGAATCTCGAACCTACATAGGACTGCCCGAATCTTTTATTAATCATTTTTTCGACCACGTTTATTTAATAAATTTAAAAAGACGACCCGATAGATTGAAGAAAATGCAGACGCTTTTAAAAAGGCTCAAAATAGATTTTACTTTAATTGAAGCAGTGGACGGAAGAAAAATAAAAAGAATTCCCAAAGGGCTAAATGGGGGAATTGTGGGTTGTCACTTGTCGCATTTAAAGATTTTCAGAGATGTGAAGAAAAAGGGATATGAACAGCCACTTATTTTGGAGGACGATTTAATTCCGCATAAAGATTTTGAACGAGTATTAGAAAATATATTTTTAATTCCAAATGATTGGAGGCTGCTATATATCGGAACAGCGGACTGGGAGAATAAGTCTGAAAGGACAGAGCCTTATTATAGAGGCATTGATATTAATAGCACGTTTGCGTACTCAGTAAAAAAAGAAATAGTAGGAGAATTAATTACAATGTTTGAGAAACCCATAACGAAGCCTTGCGACACCTTATTACATTCGGTACAAAGAAAATATAAAACCTATGTTTTAAATCCACAGCCATTTATTGCCGATGTTTCAAATTCAGATTTAAGAGCGCCAAGAGATATTGAAGTTTATGCACAAAAAGTAAATTGGAATTTAGAAAATTATGATTGCAATTTCCATAACAACCCGTAATCGTCCCGAAGCGTTTAAGACTTCACTAAAAAATTGGGAAAGGTTCATTCCTGAAAATGCACGTATATTTATTATCGATGACAACTCACAACCAATCTACACGGAATCTGACTACTATTTTAAAGAACGTGCAGGAATTCCAAAAGCAAAAAACAAATCTTTAGAATTAGCCTATAATTCAGGAGCTGAGCATATCTTTTTAGCCGATGATGACGTTTACCCGATAGTTGAGGGCTGGGAATTGCCTTACATAAATTCGGGCGTCAATCATTTATGCTTTACTTTTACTGAAAGCTACAAAGACGTTCCGCAAAGAAGACCACCAAAAAGAATAGGGAAATTTAATTCTCACAAATTACCGAACGGGTGTTAGCTTTATTTTACAAGAAAGTGTGTTGAGATCGCGGGCGGTTTCGATGAAAGGTTCGGGCTTGGGAAATATGAGCATTTAGATTTAACAAGACGCATTTATAATTTAGGCTTAATCCCCTATCCGAACATTGACGTAATTGGCTCAAACAAATTATTTCACTCAATGGACAAATCGGGTGAGGTGGAAAGGACTTTTGACACCGAAACCTGCAAAAGACTAATCAAAGAAAACAACAGGCTTTTCAATCAAAAAGCAAAGGATAGAACGTTTATTCCTTTTCAAACAAATCTCTAATAATTTTCTTTTTCTTTTCCAATTCCAAACTTACTATTTGCTTTTCTATTGGAATTATTCCCTTTTCAGCGCAATCTTTCAAATACTCCTCGTATGCGCTATCATTCCACTCGTCCAAATCGGAAATATAACGATAAAAATTATCATAATCTTTCGCCAAAGGCATTGATTTACAATTATTTGACTTCTTTTTGTTGGACAAATAACGTCCCGCAAAGAAATATAACCCAATGAAAATCAATAATATACCTATAATCATATTGCGACTTAATAACGTCTCGTAAATGTACTAAAAAATAGTCATTTTGCCTGTAAATATCAGGAAAATTGGACTTTAACATTGAAATCTACGGAGAAATAGTTCCTTTTCAGGCTTCTTGGGTTGTGGATATGGGGTACTGCAATCTGTCCCACGTCCAAAATCAACTAAAAGAAGCGGGAGGGCATGACGTTACCGTCAATATCAATTCATTTGGAGGTGACGTTGATGAGGGATTCGCTATTTATACGGAGCTACGAAAATACGCAAAGGACAATGACGCAAAAATAACCACCCGTGCGGTTGGGCGTTGCGCTTCAATCGCAACTGTTATTTTCTTGGCAGGAGATAAAAGAATTCTTACAGAATACGTTGAGCCATTCGTTCACAACGCATGGACGTACACGATTGGCGATGCAAAGCAAATTCAAAAAGTTGTAGCAGATTTAGAAAAATGTAACGAAAAAATAGCAAATCACTACGCTACACACACCAATCTAACTTATGAAGAAGCACGTGAGTTGATGGATGGGGAAACATCCATTACAACTGACGAGGCATTAGCAATGAGATTCGCAACGGAAATAGAAGAGGTATTAAGACCCGTTGCGTTGCAAAGATTTACAAGTAATTCAAATAACAAATCTAAAAGCATGTCAAAGAACAAAGACAACAAAAGTTTGCTGGCGAAAATCAAAGGCATTTTGAAGGCAATCGAAGATGAAAGCATTCAAAATAAAATTGTTTTCACAGCAGACCAAAAAGAAGTGGACTTTTACGAACTCGCCGATGACGATGTTGTAGAAGTGGGAGCGAAAGCTACTATTGACGGGCAAGCCGCCGATGGGGAATACGTAATGGCGGATGGAAATACGTACAAGTTTGAAGCTGGTACGTTGGTGGAAATCGAAGAAGCGGAAGCGGAAGATGACGCAACGGCTAAGATTGCGGAATTGGAAGCTGAAATCGAGGCTTTGAAATCGGCTTCTGCGGAAAAGGATACCGAAATTTTGAACCTGAAAGCAAGTTTGAACAAGGCTAATAAGGCTATTGAGCAAATCAAGGCTTTGGAATCGGAATTCAAGGTGGAAAAACAAGAACCGACAAAGAAAGAGGAAGTAAAAAATTCAGTATCTGAGGCGGTTAAGGCGTTTAAACTTAATAAACTAAAATCTAAATAGAAATGGCATTAGAAGGAAATTTTTCATCTGCAATCGTTGACCTTGTTGAGGATTTAACGTCAGCGGATAAACTTAATATCAACGAAGCTATATTCCAAGACACTTGGGGTATCGGCTCATTCGTGGGAGCGCATACGCTTAGAACAGGAGTTAGACACGGAGCTATCATTCCTATTATTTTGGCAGGCGATAACTATTGCGCAATGCCTGTTGGGGATGAAACGGATTGCGACTTGAACGAATGCGATTTGGAAATGAATTTGGCTGCTAAAAAATGGGATTTAGCGGAATACAACTGTCGAATTCCAATTTGTATGCGCCAGTTCGATGAAAACTTTTTGGTTTTCTGGAATATGTATCGTCAAAGATTGGAAAATCCATTGAGCGAACCAGACGCACAGGCTTTTTTGGAATACTTAACCAATCAAGTTGAGCGAAACATTTTAGGCGCACAATGGCGTGTAGGTTACTGGGGTGATACTTCCGCAACCACAAATGACTTGATTAAAGGAAATGACGGCTATTGGGCGCAAGCTATGGCTGGTTCAGGATACAAATTGCAAATCACAGCAGCGGGTGCAGAGCCAACAGCGGAAGAGATTTTAGACGCAATCGAAGAGGCGTTGAACGCCAACTACGATAAAATGTGGTTGTCAGAATCTGACGTTGTAATCAAAATGGGATGGGCTGCGGCTAACAAGGTAGTCATTTACCTTAATAAAGAAGCACGAAACAACCCTTATAACTGCGATTGCATTTCGCCTGATGGAATCGTATCAGCAGATAGATTCACCATTGAAGGACTTAGAGTTTTCGGTTACAAAGTTGAAGCGCACAAAGAAATTGACGGTGCTGGAAACTGCGTGACAGACGCTAATCCTTTCCAAATTCTAATTACGAGAAAATCTAATCTTTTGATTGGTACGAATACTCGAGACAAAATGGAAGGGTTCGATATTTTCTACGACAAGGTAAGTCGCAAGATTTACATTGATTCGATGATTTATTTAGGAGTGTCAATGCCGTTGGATGATTATATCTATTTGACCACTGACGCAGTAACAACTTAAATTGAGAAGACATGGCAAGAACAAGTTTATGCGCAAAATTGATGACGGGACAGGACACGGTCTGTGTCCCGCCAAAGAGAAGATATTTCCAACAAGCGGTTATCATTAACAAAGATGACATTGACCCCGAATCTATTGTAATTACCACGACTGATTATGATTCCGACACACCTACGTGTGCTTACAACGTATCATTTAAGTTGAAGGAGGGGGCAACGGGTTATTTCTTCCAAGGTCCTGAAACAGGCTCTAACTTTTTTGGTACGTTTGATAAATCTCAATCCGACTTGGGATTCACACAATACACCCACAACGCAAGTATTTTGATTGTTGGTGCGACCGAACAAGCTAAGTGTATTTTGGATTCACTTTCAAAAGGGTCGTTTGTTGTAGCATTCCAATTCACGGATGGAACTGTCGAGATTTACGGAATGCAAAATGGATTGGTTGCCACCGACTATACGTATGACGTACAAGGCGGTGGCGGTGGAACGGCAATCGTTTTATCAAGCCCTGAAACTGCTCCAGAGTTTTACGTACCGTTAATTTACGTAAGTCAAACGCCGGGACAAGAAAGTGAAGATTTTGATTCAGCGTTTTCTAACATTCCTACTACTTAATTAGTTGTTAATGAGAGTAGAAGAGTTTATATCAAAAAGCCCAGATAAGGTTAGGAAATCTCCTGACCTTATGGCTTTTTATTTGAGAGAGTATGAAAAGATTTTCGGTCGTTTACCAAATTGTGCAGGCTGCACTTTTAAAAGCGATTGGAAGAAGTTTGTACAAGCGGTGAAAGCACCAAAAAAACAAAAAATCAAAACTATGGCAACAACAGAAAAAACGTTTAAACTTAAAGATAATAGACTTAGAATCTTAACCTATTGGCTTGGCAAAAGCCCTCAAAGAAAGTACAGCAACAAATTGACAGAGGAATTCGTTATCGGTTATTTGACCCACGGAACAAAAGAACAATTAGAAGCCCGTAGAAAAGAATTTGCTATCTTACCAAAAGGGTTGAATACAAAGGAAGAAATCATTGAAGAGAAACAAGAAGCGGAAAATAAAGAAGTAATTATTGAGAAAGAAAAAGAAGCCAAGAAAGTAGCTGAAAAACCGAAAAAGAAAACTTCTAAAAAATCTAAATAATGCCCGTAAGAGCGAAACTTATAGAACTTTTCAATCGTGCTATCGTCAGAAAAAAAGACGGTAAGCAGGAATACTATTTGAATGGCGACGACAATTTATATCCTTATTCAATTGAGCGTGTGATAAACAACTCACCAACGGCAAAAGGTGCGGCTAACGTAATGGCGAAGTACATTTCAGGCTTTATCGAAGACGCTGAAAACCCAATAGTCAATAGAAAGAAAAATTACCGACTTTCGGATGTTATTAAGTTAATTGGGGAAGATTTAGCAAAGCAGGGCGGTTCGTTCATTTGGGTTGGTTATGGCATTAATGAAGATGGTAAGATAACGCCTAATTCATTGGATGTGCTTGACTATAAAAAATGCCGAATTTGCGTTGAAGACGATGAGGAGAACGCAGGAAAAATAATATACCACGACTTTAGCGAAAAATCGAGCTTCGGCAAGAAGTCAGAAAAAAGGTACTTCTATCCTTTCACTTCAAATCAAGCTGTTTTATTGGAGCGAATTAAAAAAGAGGGGAAGACATTAGAAGAGGCTATTGTTTCGTTCAAAGGTCAAGTGTTCTTTTTAAACCCGTCAAACTACATTTACCCACTTGCGCCAATCGACCCAGCGTATAACGATGCAGATACCGAATATCGAATCGGCGAATATACCAACACTCAAACCCGTTCGGGATTCTTGGGCAAAACAATCATTTCAACGGTTGGGATGGATGAGGAAACAGAAGCCCAAACTTCACAGGATTTAGCTAAATTCTTGGGAGCTGAAAATTCCGGAAGCATTTACTACATTAATCACGAAACGGGCACGGATTTGAGCACCGTTTTAAGGATTGATCAATTAAAGCCACAATTCGATGATAAGTTATTTGAATCCACCGACAAGAGGTTGAGAAGAAATATTTTGTCGTGCTTTAATAACATTCCAGAGGCTTTGATTTACTCAAGCGATGGAGCTTTATTTGGTGCGAATTCTGAAACGTATAAAGAGATGAAAATTTTCTATTCCGAACAAACCGATTATGAACGCTCAAAGATAGAAGAGACTTTGAGATTGATTGGCTTTCCATGTACTATTAAATCTTTAATTGAAGACGAAAATGATTTGCCCAAACCAAATATCAATGATTGAGCAGTCCGATTTTGACTGCATTGGGAACGTTGCCAAGCATTGCGACCTGCCTAAGTTATGTATTGCTATTCAAGAGGCTCAACAATGGGATTTGAGCCAATTATTTTGCGATTTAGATTTACTTTCCATCTACGAAGAAATCGAGCAATACAGAAAAGATTTAAAGGCTTACGAGGAATGCTTGTTAGGCGAAAATCCCGAAGAATGTACCAAACCAATCGAGCCTGACGACTACGAATTGAAAGTGAATTTATTTTGTGGAGGTACGTATCAAAGTTGTTCGGGGAAAACAAAAAGGCACTTAGGTATAAAAAGAGTTTTGGCTTATTATGCGTATTCGAGATATGTTATTTTGAACGGATTTTCGGATACGCCAAATGGTTTGGTAAACAAGACAAATGAATTTTCAATTCCAAAGAGTTTAACCGAATTGGAAAAATTTGCGGATAAATACCGAACGATGGGCTACGAGTCGGCAAAGGGTGTTAAGGATTTTTTATGCAGAAATAAAGACGTTTTTACGGATTTTAACGACTGCGACTGCAAGGCGTGTGGATGTGCGAATGGTTGTTGCGATTCAAGAACCAAAGCAAAGGGTTACGGCTACAAAGGGAGAATAATTGAAAAATGAGTTGTATTTCGTTAAAAAGAGACTTGGATTTGTCGTGCGTTCGACCGATTAGGAAGTTCGCACAACAAGCGGTTTTAGTTAATCGCCAAGATGTGGATATTCAAAGCATTAGAACTTTAGTCCATCAAAATAAATGCTTGGACAGGACTTTAAATTTCCCATGCTGTAACCATTCCGTGCTTTTCAAGTTAAAAGAAGATTTGCGGGGCTTTAGATTCACTTCGCCCGAGCAAGGGGGAAATATTTTTGGTTCTTTTCAGAAAACGGTAAAAAACTCAATTCCTCAATATTTGCATTCAGTTCAGATTCCCATTTTAGGGATGAGTGAAGAAATAATGTGCTTACTTAAAGAATTGGATAATGGCGACTATTTTTGTGCCTTGCAATTTGGGGATGATATTGTAATTTATGGCTATGAATATGGATTAAGCACGGCAGATTACACGTATGACCCACAGGCAGGATTCGGGGGCGGTTTGCTGACTTTAACGAGCAATGACGAATATTTGGAAGACGAACCGCCATTCATATATGAAAGCCAAAACGGAACGGAAATAGAAGACTTTGATAACAATTTTGAGGACGTAGTATTTGTAGAATTGGGTGATTTCAACGAAGATTTTAATAACGACTTTAATACTTAAAATATGCCAACTTTAGCGGAAGTAATAAACAAAATAAACAGCGACATAACAGCGAATGGAAATGAAGAAATAACAGGCTTGGTGCTTAATTCTGTTTTGCTGGATATAGTCGCTCAAATAAACGATTTGACGGGAAAATTAGAGGATTTGAATACCGATGACGTTTCCTCTATTGTCAATGCGATAAATTCGTTAAAACAAGAATTAGACGATTATATTAATTCGCAGGTGGGGGTGTTGAGCGGAGCTAACGACCCAAATGAAACAACGCCAATAGGATTTACGGGTAGGGTTGGTACTATTTATCTTAAAATGATGACAATAGGTGTAGAGACTACTCCTGAAAGCTATTGGATTTACACGGGTATAAACGACATAGGTTGGCTTAATTTGACGGCTGATGACACCTTTAAAATGGTAATCGTTGATAGTTATTCAGATTTACCCGCTCAAGGTCAAACAAATAGAATTTATTTCGTGCAAGATGAAAGCAACACCTACATTTGGAACGTAAACATTTTCCCGAATGATTATGTTTTGGTCGGAGGGGTTATAGAGGGTGAATACATTGACAACACGACATTTAACGATGAATTTGGTAATCCAGTAGCACCTAACACAGGGAATCTATACTTAGACACTATTACAGGAAAATACTATCGTTGGGATGGAAACTACTTCTTACCGATTGACCAAGATACAGGTGGTGGTGTGGACTATTCCGATTTGACTAATAATGTAATTCCAAAGAAAAGTCCGAGCGGAAATGCTTTGGAAGATTCTAACATTCAAGACACAGCGGTAGGAGTTGAAGTTTCGGGTAGATTAGACAGCTCTACAACAGTAGAAAAAAGTACGGCTACAAATGCGTCTTCATCATTTGTAATAGACCTTAGCAATCCTTCAGGACATTACGACCTAACATTAACCGATAACACTACTATAAGTTTTAGTAATATGATAGGAGTAAACCAATCTACCGTGATAACGCTTGTGGTAGGAGGTAATTACTCATTATTATTCCCCAGCTGGCTGAAACCTATGCCGAACAATGATACTTACAGCAGTTCATCAGCAAACCAACTTAATCTAATTACGATTTTGATAAGAAATGGAGGTAGTTCTCCACGGGGAATATATTCTTTAACAAATGTAGATTTATCATGATGAAAGTAAACATAAATACCAATCCCTTAGTGCCACAACAACTGCCCAGCACTTATACAGTTGAGATAGAGGGCGTTGAATACACAGTAGAAAACTATCCTGCGCTTACACATTTGCATTATGAACACGGGTGGCGAGATTTGGTAACCCCCGAAATCGACCACACGACAGAGAAGTTAGGTTCTTTGTATTACGATGAAGAAAACGATGTATGCACTTATGAAGTTTTGGAGAAAACAGTTGAAGAAATCGAACAAGAATTAAAACAACAAACAAAGTTGCAACAAGAACGAGCCGTTCAGTCTTTCATTGCACAACAAGCAATTTCACAAGCACAAGACCTACCCGATGAAGAAGCACTACAAAATCAATCTTTATATCCATTTTGGGAAGTGGGAATTCAAGTTGTTGTAGGCGAAAAAAGACAGGATATGAATCCTGGTTTGAGCGAAGTTTGGCTTTGGAAATGTTTACAAGCGCACACAACTCAAGCGGATTGGCAACCAAAAGACACCCCTGCGCTTTGGGTTCGTGTGGGTTATGACGATGAGATATTAGATTGGGTGCAGCCAACGGGCGGACGCGATGCTTATAACACGGGAGATAAAGTAAAGCACAATGGTTTTGTGTGGACTTCAAAAATAGACGCAAACGTATGGGAACCAACCGAAGCTAATGCAACGCTTTGGGAAAAAGGTAATGAGATATGAGAAGAAGAGCTTTGTTAATGGGTGGAAAATCAGAACCAAATACTATTATAGGCGGTATAGGCAGCGTTATTACAACTAAATCAGCACTTGCGACTAAATTAGGCATTCCTGAAAGCATTATCAGGGTATTTGAGATAATTGGAAATGATATTCATTGCCACATTTCGCAACCATATAATTTAGGTGGAGATGACTATCGCCCCTTTTTGAACGATTTGACGGTGACCAGTTATATTGACCTCGATGGTAAATGTTCTGCATTAGGCAACTCTTGTTTTAATGGTGCAACCGAATTACTGGAAGTGTACTTCCCTAATGCAGTGAATAAAGGTAGTGGAACATATATTTTTAGATATGCAGAAAAATTACATACAGCTTATCTACCATCACTTAACTCTTTGGCTAATCAATGTTTCGAGGATAATTACGCACTAATCAACTTGACGGTTAGTTCGGCTAAAACTATTACTATTTCAACATTTAATCGTTGTACATCTATTCAATTTTTAGACCTGCCAAATGTAGAGAATTGCAACAACAAAGACTCAACCTTTCGAAATCTCACGAGCTGCCAGCAAATTTCAGCAAAAAAATTAAAGGTATTGGGGAATCCTGGGCAAGTAGGGAATCCTCAAAACTGTTTCACTGGAATTAGAATGGATTGTTTGATTCAGGTGCACGTAGATTTAGCAAGTGATAATTCTGGAAATGCAAATGCCGCCTTGCAATGGGCAAAAGATAACAGAAATGCAACAGTAGAATTTTACGATGATGACGGAAATTATGTAAGCACATTATAAAGAGAATAACAGCTATAAAAAAATGAAAGAACAATTAGCGAAAATAGCACTGAAACTAACTACTTGGATAAATGAAGCAACGCATAACAGCATTGACGGATTCGTGGCAACGGCGAAAATCAGCCTTTGGCTTTCTCCGTTTATTTTTATATGGGAAAAAATCTCAAAGTGGGGAATCACAAATCAGGACTACATTTTAATCGTTTTGGGTGCTATATTCATCGATTGGTTTTTTGGCACAATCAAACACTTGTGGTTTACCCGTACATTTGCTTGGAAAGGAAATGCAGTTGGCTTAGTTACAAAAATTGCACTTGCAGTGGCGGGTGGCTTCCTATTCGAGGGCTTGAATCATTTAGTAGCAGAATCAGACACGGTGGTTTCCGTAATGAAAATAATCACACGGGTAATTGTTTTCATGTACCCAGCCATAAGCGCATTTGAAAACATTTATATCGTTTCAGGAGAGAAATTCCCGCCAAAAGCATGGATGGAAAGATTGAAAGCATGGAACGAATCTCTTAATCCAAATGATTTACGTGGGAAAAATAAAGACGAAGAATGATGTGGCTAATTGGTTTAACTAATAAGATAATAGGGATAGTTATGAGCGGACACAAGAAGCGATTTGATAAAAAGAAGTTTTTTGATGGATATAGAAACCGATTTGGAAGTCTTACACGAAAGCAGGTAAACGCCTTAGATTTGTTTTTGGACGAAGTGAATAAAAACTTTGACTATTTCACGCACAAACAGTGGGCTTATGTTTTCGCAACTACTTTTCACGAAACAAATGAAACCTTTGAACCCGTTCGTGAAGCCTATTGGTTATCGGAAGAATGGCGAAAAAAGAATTTGCGCTACTATCCTTATTATGGGCGTGGATTCGTTCAAATCACATGGAGGGAAAACTATGCGAAATTCTCGAAATTACTCGGAGTTGATTTGGTAAAAGACCCTGATTTGACAACGAGATTCAGCAACGCATTTTACATTCTCATTAAAGGGTGTAAAGACGGTTTGTTTACCGGCAAGAAATTAAGCGATTATATAAACGATAGCAAGACTGACTATGTAAATGCACGTCGTGTGATAAATGGAACCGATAAGGCTTCTAAAATTGCACGAGAAGCAGAGATATTTGAATCAATTCTGAAACTATGAAAACACTATTAAAAATCATTATTTGCGCCTTATTCTTATCGTTCGTAGCGACTTCCTGCAAAACGACTGAATACGTTACAAAAATCGAAAAGGTTCACGATACGATTCATATCGAAAAGACGGTAACCGATACTATCATACAGGAAAAGGAAATCGAGAAAATCCGAGAAATAAAATCAAATGTTTTCCTGCCCTGTCCGAAAGATGGTGAAAAAGGAAGTTCCGGAAGAAATGAATCAGGAGACAATTATGCCGATTGGCAATACGATGAAGACAAAGGCGGCTACAATGTAGAATTGTATTGTGCAGAACAAATCAATAAAAAGGATTCAATTATACGAAAACTGAAAGAGGAATTGAAATTTCTGGTTATAAAAAAAATAGAAAACAAAGAGTACAAGGAAAAAGAAGTTACCCAGAAAACCTATTGGTGGCAAAGATTAGCCAAGGAAATCTGGAAAGTTCTGTTTTTCACGGTGCTACTGCTTTGGCTTTTCGGAATTACACCGAAATGGATTTTGAAGAAATTGATATAGAGTATAAGTTTTCATAGTTTTTTTTTCCCGCTTCACGAGTTGGAGCGGGGATTTTTTTTATTCAACTGTTGCGTCAATCATACCGTTATAAGCCATTTAACCTATCACGCATCCAAACCATTTTATCATATTGAGTTTGGCGAATTTCATTACCTTGTAAAACATTTTGCAGTAGCCAAATAGGCACACCACTCCACTTGCTTACCTTGTTTAAATCGCCAAACTTTATAATCGCCTTTGCTATAATTTCCGCTTGTTCTAAACGGCTTATAACAGCAGGTTTATTCAATGCGGAGTTTTTATTGTTATTATTCATTTCTACTTCTATTTAAGTTATTACTAATTTAAAATATTTGTACTTCTAAGTCCGCACTAAATAAACCTGCGAACCGTTATGTGCAATTTACGACTCAGGATAATCTTCTCTATCCATTGTCATAGCTTGCTCAAAACCATCTGTTAATTTATCTTGACATTTACCACATATATTGCAGTCTGTAATAGTAAGAAATTCTACATCTTCATCACTTTTACAAACTGCACATAACATTGTATTGCCACTTAATAACTCTCCAATTCTTTTTTTTTGCATCAATTAAAACCCGGCTTATAGGGATATATTCGTCTTGTGAAATTTCTGATTTTGCAAGTGCTTCATGCGCTTTATTCAGAAAGTCAAGTATGTCAGCAAGCGGCAACGTAACGCTAACATTGCATTGCTTCAATAACCGCTGTATTAGCGGAAACATCAGCTCTGGGGAGTTATATTCAGCTTTAAATTCATCTTCAAATGTTTGGTCAACTTTAGATACTAAATTGAGCCATTGTTCTTTTGTAATCATTTGTTCAAAATTTTAGTTATTAATTGAGGGTTACTAAAGCAATGCCTTGCCGTTGTAGGCAATTAAAATGCTATTCACTCCAATTACATTCCGTACATTCTAAACAACCGAATTTAATATTAGGTGAACAAGGAGGGTTGCTATTTCCGCATTTTAATTGTTCGCTTTGCCCTACAACATCCCCTAAACGATTTTTCACCTCGCTTAGCACTACATCCAAAGCCTCTGTTATTCTTTTAGGTTCGAGAATCATGTGTTCTATTTCACCTAACCTCCATTTTTGATGATATTCAAGTATTTCTATTGCTGTTTGTAAATCCATTTTATTTTGCTTTTAAGTAATTTCAGTTATACTTGCCGTTGTAGTCAATTGCCACAGTAGGGACAACGTCTTTCTACGTCTACATCGTAAACCGTTCCACACTCACATTCTATCAAGCCGTGGGGGTGTGGAAACTGTTCCCATAGTTCAACATCGTGTATGCGCAAGGCTTCATTTATTGCATTTAACACAGCTTGTTCTAAGAATGGATTTCTTAACAAATCACTTCTACATCCATTGCTTTTTGCGTGTTTGTATAATATTTCTTTTGCTTTGTCCATTTTAACAATATTTAGCTGTTAATAAGTTTAACTAAAACTCCATGCGTAATCTAAAGAGCATCAAACTCGTTAATTAAATCACTTGGAATAAGCGCGTAAAAAGCGCACATATTTAATTCTTTCGCAACTTCTGGTTTAAAGTTTTCAATAAGACCTTTATCTCTGCACCATTCAATCTGAATAGACGTCATTTTATCAAGCATTACCATTCTTGAACACTTAGAAAAATTCAAACTACTTGTATCTACTGTTTTTAAAGACGTACACCCGTTAAATTCCATTTTATTTTGTTTTTAAGTGATTATTACGTTCTTTTTTGTATGCCTCTTGCAGTTCGTTAAAGCATTCAATTATGCTCGTCATATCCAATCCATTTGTAATAGATTCATAATGTATCTGTTGAGCAAGTGCTAAGAATAAATTAGGCACTTCGTCAGACAACTTGCCGATAACATTGATTGTATGTAATTGCTCGTTCAGTTCTTTAATAAGCAAATCGGTTTTTATTAATTCTGTTATGGGGGCGTTTTCTCTTTGTATTATGCTTAGAGGTTGCCCAAGGTCTACTATTTCAATTATTCTGTCTTTCATAATACCATATTTTCGTATTGACCCATTATTACTTCGGCGACTTTATTATATTTTTCTTGAAACTCTGCATAACCTTTTGATTGCAGAAAATCCCTCGTAGTTTTAAAAGAGTGCAAAACAGTTGCGTAGTTTCTATTAATTACTGCCCCTATCCACTCTAATTTTCCCAACCTATATGAATAGCAAATGAAACAGAAAATATGCCTTGCGTCACTGATTTCCCTTTTTCTCGAACGTTCTGAAAGATCTTCAATCCCCAAAACCTGCTCAACTATTTGCTTAACTTCTTTCACGCTTGGCAGTGAAGACGTGTTTCTTCTATTCGGAATGAGTGTATAATTTGAAAGGATTTCCAAAATTTCCGACCTGTGAAACATTTCTTTGTCGGGAAAGATAGTTTGTGGTATCATAGCTTTAAAATTTTACAAAAACAGATTTTTTTTAAGCCTATAACCAAAAAAAAAGGCTACCAGTTTCGCCGCCTGATAGCCTCTTTTAAAATCCCACGCAAAACGCAGGTGTATTTTTTTTCAATCATTCGGCGAAAATGATGTAGCAAATATAATAATAAATTCCGAACTAACAAATTCAATCGAAAACGTTATTTA